TCAGGCCCTGAAATCAAACCATCAGCTGTAGTATTCCAGATAAGAGCTTTATTAGCTACCGGTTCAGAAATTTCAATTGATGATACAGTGGCTGATGTGATAGCAACTTTAAGAGATCTATCAATCTGCTCACTAAGCATAGTAGCAATGAGCGTTAGCTTATCTAGTGCCCCTTCGTGTGTTTCAGCAGGAAATGGGTCACCCTCAACATAGTCGACCTGTTGAGTAATATCAACTTTACGAACAATAATAATACGGTGAGTAGACGGAAGAACGGTATTTAGCGTAATAGTTGCATATTTAGTAGACGAGTTAATAGTGGTTGTATAGTCATACGTACCACCGCCGCCTCTAATTTGCTGTGTTGCAGCCCCTGTTGAAGTATTAAAAGTATAAACTTCTAAATCGTCAACTTCAAATACCGGTGCATTGAAATAGAAGGTACTAGTCGCCCCTGTACCTAGTTCAACAACACGTTTTACCTCCGTTGCAATAGTCATTATCTCACTCCTTCGAACAGCTTATTACCACCACCGTAAGGGATTTCCCTTGAAGGCGGCATATAAAAACGCTGGTCATTTTCAGTCATTATACGCTGTTCTAGTCGAGAAAGATACCCCGGATTTACCATTTCTTGCAGCTGGTACAAAAATAAATAGTCTAGTGCCATCCGAGTATAGAACAGGTTAATAAACGGGGTGTTGTCTTTTACCATTTGTAGCGCTGTAGCGCCAAAGTCTTCACCCCTGGTTGCTTTAGTCCACAGTTCAGCTAGAGTATCTACCTGACCAAGTGTTGGACCCGCAGCAGTAGATAGCGCTGATCGGCCAAATCTGCTAAACTCACCAAATAAGAAGTCTCCATAAATACCAAGCCCGCCGCCTTGTGTTAGAGCGGCCATAATTAGCTTGGCATTTTGGGCATTATCATCAGTAAAGGTTCTTGGTGTACGGCCCTTAAGAACATCTTTCATATACATAGCGCCATAGCCAAACACAGTACTCATGGTGATTAGAGATACTAGTCCAACAATATCCGCTTTACCGTCCATCTGACCAGCAACCTCACGACCCATACCACGTCTAATCATTGTAATCGGGAATGATTTAAACTGCATGATATGGCGATACATTTCACCGGTAGCTGTACCAGCCTCAGTACCCCTGTTCATGATGGCACGTTCAGCAGCACCAGGCATAGGGATCCCGTGGTCTGCACGATCTATGAAAAACGTGTCAAGCATTGAAACAAGATCATCTCTAGCTTCATTAATCTGACGCGCGGTCTTAGCAGGCTTACCTTTCATTGCCAAATAAGCAGCAATTTCAGTATCACCTAATTCCTCAATGGCATCTGAAACCATATACTTATTGCCATCAGAAAGGTTTTTAACAGCATGCCGAGAATAAACAGCCCATTCAGCATCACCAATACCGTACTGACGTAAAACATTCTGGAGCCGTGGTCCTAGATCCTTGTATGCCATTGTGGCAGACTCGGCTAGATGGTTACTCATCATAAGACCCATACCTGTACGGTGTGAATCGTTCCACCAGCTCATCAAATTAAGTTTAAAAAACTTTTGCTGCAGCTTAGCCCCAGTTCCAGGGATATGGTCGTTAGCATGGAACCTTGACATAAGATCCCCTGTAATGCCATCAAAGCCAATACCCATAGATCTTGCTATAGTTTTTTGTTCTGCATTTCCTCGGCCACGGAATAAATTACTGAAGGCATTAGTGTAAGCAGCAAATACATTCTTACCTTGATACCTTAGTTCCGCTGCCTGGTTAGCAATATCCGTGACAGATGAAATAGTAGCACCACCAAGTTTAGAAACGTTGGCAACCACTCTTAAACCAGCGTTAATCTTAGCAGTCCTCATATTAACAGGGATACGTGTAGTACCATCAAGCTCTGCTAAAAGGTATTTCAGCTCATTGTTATTTAACTGGTCTGTTAGCTTTGTATTACCTGCTTTTTGCGCTTCTGTAAGATAACGCTTTTTAAGCTTATCAAGCATGTTTACAGGATTAGTACCAAGGCCTCTCATTAGAGCCGTATTACGAGCTAGGTGCTCTAACCCATGAACAACACCTTCCCGTAGATCTCCTGTGCCAAAGACCTTGTTGTATTCCATAAATGATTCTGCATCTTTAAAATGCAGCACACGCTCTTGACTAGCTTTTTTAGCCAAGTTAGCGGGACCCTTGAATCCATACAAGTGGTTTGACTGCGTTGATTCAGGTTTAAATCTACGATGTACCCCTGATGCCAAGCCTTTATAAGCTCCCTCTAAAAACTTACGCTTATCAGCACCCTTGAATGTTGCGTCATCTAGTTTATCCCAGACAAAATTGATCCATTCGTCCATAGTAGCTTTACGCAAACGCATCATATCGTGTGTTTGACGCATAATATAGCCAGGCATAGACCTGATATATGAACCTGACATATTAGAGTTTTTAACGGCTAGCTCTTGTATTTCATGAATAACTTCCGCAATACGTTTAGCAGCAGCATGACCAGTAATACCAGGTTGACCTCCAGGTTTGATCTCCCAAAGCTCTTTTGCAATCATGTCATCAAACTTACCAGCATTAAAATATGCTAGGTCTCCGTTCTTTTCTAAACGGTCAATAAGCTTACCTACATACTTATTGGTAAGAGCTTTACCCTGAGCATCAATGCTATATTTTGATTTAAACTTAGACTTGATTGATCCACCCATGAGAGCTTTTAAGCCCTCATACGGATTATCAAAGGCGCTAACCTGTTGAATAGCACGCATTTCGACCATAGCGTTAATGGCACGATTACGCTTTTCAATAGTTGCTGCTAGCACAGTATCATCAAAACGCTCTTTGATATGCTGAGCTAGAGCGTTATCAATATTGTCTATATTTTTATTGTTTGTAATGAAATCATCGATCTCTTCCAGCATTTCCATGGCTGCATCATCAGTGATACTTCCATTTTTATTTGCTGCCTTAATGATTCCAATACATTTTTGAATACTCATCCGGCACCTCTCACGCATACGGCTGCAGCTTTAGCAGCCTCATACAAGTCATTAGCTAGTTCAATATCGGCTTTACCATCGGCTTCAATTGCTTCAAGCTCTTTGGTTAGAGCTGCGACATACTTAGGTTCAACGTTTGCTAATTCAGCTTGTATCATTTCATTTAATTCTTGTATGGTAGTTTCCTGCTCTTTAAGCTCTTGGCTCTTATTAAACTTCAAAGTTTCTTGACGCTGATTAGGATCTACTGCTAAATCAGGATCGGCATCATCAATATCAGAAACAGCATTTGATACTTGCTTGTGGTATTTTTGTCCTATTTTTAAGGCTTGCTGCTTATCCATCATTTTAGGAACAGCTTCACCAGGCCTTAGAGCGTCTAGCTCCATGACCATCTTACCACCTTTACTAATTTGAACAACTTCTCTAATAACAAAAGTTGTGTCGTGCGGCAAAATAATCTCTGTTTCGCCTGTCTTAAAACTCCAACCTTTACCTTCTCCAGATGCTAGACCTTTCATACCTTTAGGTAGATTAATCTTAAGCATAATAGAGTCAGACTTCATAAAGCCATTAGCTGATGAACGACTAACACCTGTAGAGGTAAAACCAGCTAGTTTAACAGCTCCACCCCTCATAGCTTTTGCAGTAGCAATATCTGTAGTGTTTGACAAGTTAATGTTTTTAACACCATTAAAAGCAGTAAACGGAGTACCGCCTCGCCAAACTTGTACTTGTTCGCCAAGAGAACCTTTTTTAAGAATAAGCTCTTGAAGCTTATTTCCATAAGCCCTGATTACACCAACGGCGTCATCGTAGCTTTTAACAATTGGTTTACCATCTACATACTGTGATACGGACTTAGCACGACTAATAATATCCGCTTCAGACATTTTGTAGCTTGGATTAGTAACTACACCATCAATATTCCTCAAAGCCTGATTAAGCCAGGAATAACCGCTTCCAGTATAACTTTTAACAAAAGCAGCTTCTGCTTCATCAAAGCTAGCATTTTGTGCCTTGTTAAGTTTAGCTACGGCTTTCTTAGCGGAGTGCTGACTGTTAGCAACGATAGTCCCTTTCTTTGTAGAGACTTGCTGAGCAACACGTCCAAAGTCCCCTACTTCCTGTAAAGCTTGACGCCTGTTTACAAGAAATGATCTTAGAGCATCAGCTTCTTTTTTAGGCAAGCCGACAATCTGAATGACTTCATTTATCTCTTTTTGATCGGTCTGGAATATCCGCTTAGAAGTTTCTAGAGTTTTTGCCCTAAACTCCTGCTCTGTAAGTTCCATGGCTTCATAGATCTTAGCAGCAGTTGGATTTTTCTTAGGATCTTTAAGAGTCTGTAGTTCAGGAATATCAACACCTTTAAGCCAATCATCAGGCTTAAGCTCACCTTGTGCTCGATACAACAAGGCACCACCTGGATCAATACGGAAAACTGTACCGTCAGGTGTCAGCATTAGATTAAAGTTAGGTGCATTACCGACAACGTCCCAGTTGCCTAGATACATATCAACCAAAAAGTCATCAGCAAACGCTTGCCTTACCTCTTTAGGAAGTTTAGCAAACTCATCAGGGGTAATCATCTTGGCGCCATCAACAATCTGAGAAGCTACGCCAACAACATCACCACTTGAATTAGTTACTAATCGAGTCTCAGGAAAAGCAACTCCAAACATTTTGTAAAGTGTTGCTGCCAAAAACTCATTCTTAGCAATGTTTGCATCTTTAGGATATTTCACATAGTATCTTTTACCTGTTGCCGCATCTGTATAGGTACCACCTTTTTGTGTACCCATTTGCTCGCCTGTCTGCTGCAGGTTTTCATCAAGCAACTGTTCGTCAAAGGCAATCTTTTTACCGTCGCCAAGTAAAGTACCCTCGTCAAACTGAGCATATTCATCAATAACCGCTTGTTTACCTGCTTTAATATTATCGGCAAAAGCAGTAATATGAGGATCACCTTGAAATAGTTTTAGAGCATCACCAGGATTAGCTAGTACAACGTCATTCTGGTTCATTTTAGGATTGAACTCAGCGTTTGTGACGTCAATAACGTGGTGAATAGATCCTTCTTCTAGTTTGATCGACGCAGAATATTTAACATCCGCCTGCGCCATGTCCACGCCGTGCATGAGCATTGCCATGTGAGCCTTCTCACCGATCGAGACAGGGTCACCAAAGTCAGACGCAGCCTGATCATCACCAAAAAGACGTAGATTTCCATCTTTATTTTTAACAAGGACATATTGACCATCTGTTGTTCTAATCCTAAAAGCTATTTTGTTTTGTATTTTTTGTGCTGCTGCTTCAGCTACAGCCTCTTGAAACTCTTCACTAGTAAAAGCAGTTTTAACTTTAACACCACTAAGCTTAGATGCTTTTTCGCCTTTGTCTACTAGAGACAAAGATTCTTCAGCATTAGCGTGCGGTTTGTACTCTAAAGTTTCACTTGATTTAACTGGCTGGTTTGTATCAGCAATTTCTAGTTCGTCTGAACTACGACTAACTGGCCCAAATTCTGCTGAATCACCGCTGTTTGTAGGTACCTCATAAGGTACTTCATCACTCATATTAGTAATAGGAGTAACTTCTACACTCTGGCCATTTGTTAGCTGGTTTGTTGCTGCATCAAGAGCTTTACCATGACGCTTTGCTCGAACATGTTTAACGGCGTCTATAACAGCTCCACCACCAACGTGTAATCCACCACCTGCAAACGTACCAAATGTAACGTTCATAAATGACTGGAGCAAACCGTAGTCTGCCTGCTCTTGCTGAGCTGCAGCATAGATAGGTACCTCAACAATGGCTGAACCATACAGGCCACCTAAACCGCCACGCAAAAACCTACTACCCGTTTTAGTTGCCGCCCAGCCAAATTGGCCTGCTAGTTTAGCAGCACCGAGGGGAGGAATAAACATGAGCGGCAACGTAACAGGATCAACAAGAGCCATGCCCATTTCTAGGCTAAAACCCTTGAATGATTCCCAACCATACGCTTTATCTAAATTAAATTGAAACTTAATCTCTTCTTTTTTACGTGTATTTAAGATATAAGCTTCAAGAGAAGATACGGGTTCAGACCACGATAAAGCTCCATCAAGGCCATAACGTTCATTTGCTTCTTCTGGTTCTAAAATCCTAAGTTCATCGTCAAACTCAGGATATTGCTTTTTAAATTCTTCTGATGTATAGGGCAAGTTTGGAAGGTTATACCTTCCTTTGCCATGCCTGCTAAGTTTACGTTTGCCTATGGAACGAACACCTTCATCATAAAGATCTCGTTCAGCTTGTGTTGATGAGCCATAAGTTCTTGCGTTACTAATCTCATTCATTCTCATAAGAGAATTAGTACCGCCAAATTTCCAACCACTATCAATTGCAGCATCAGTTACAGCAGAATCGTATGAAGGAATAAGATCCTGGCCTGCTACCTGGAAAAAGCTACTTTGATATGATTTCTTTTTAGACTTAATATACATTATGGACTCACAAGATCTAGATCATCAAATGAGCCTACGTCTTTACCAGCTTTGTAACGCAGATGTGCAGCCCAATCTTCAGCAAAATAGCCTGTTACCTTACTCATATTTGAAAACTTAATTTCAAGCGGCTCGGCCGTCATTTCAGTTCCGTCTTGGTTGTAGCGCTGTATCATAACAGGAATACGTACGCCTGTTCCTTGTTTAGCTAATAGTTCAGATCCAGCATTTACAGGAAGAGTGAGCATGATACCGTCACCATCGTCACTCATAACCCAAGTACCATGCTCTTGAACCACCTCATAAAACCGTTGGGTTTTATATAGCTGATCTGCACTAATAACTGAATTTAGAGAATCAGGGACTAAAATTTTAGTTTTAGTCAGGTCTGTAGTTGCCCAGCTTTCACCACCATACGCGGCAGCATACTGATAAAAGCCCATACCTTTAGAACTAACAGTAATTGAATCTGCCTTAATAACGTCGTCATAATCATAACCGGAAAATTTTTCTATTTTTTCAACGGTTGTAGGTACATCAATAGCCCCATGTTGAGGTAGAACGTACCAGTCATGCTTATCACTTGTTGTAGATGATAGCTGCAGACCACCATGCGTAAACATGCCAAGAACATTTGATGCCGCTTGACTTGCATCTTTGTTATTATCAATCATTTCACGCATAATCATCTTTTCCAGTATAGGCGTGATGGTCTGACGTAAATCATCTCGATTTGGCATATCACCAGTTAGAGATGTAATGATTGGTTCTAACTGAGCAAACCTTTGTTTTTCTACATCTGAATACTGGCTGCCTTCCGGGCGGCCAGAAAGAGCATTTTTAAGCTCTTTATGATCAGATGAAATAGCAGACCCAATGCTTAATGCTGCTGGAGTTTTATAGTAAGCACCCAGTATCATCCAGTCATTAGACAGTCCATTTTCCATAGTAGTAAGTTGAGACCATACTTGCTCAAAATGAGGACCATATTTTTCTTCTTGCTGCTTAATCCAAGCGGCAGCCATTTCAGGTTGCTGCAATACTTTTGATGCTTCTGATACTACGGTTTGCGCCTCAATATTTGTCAACAGATTAACTTTGTTTGCATTCATATTAAGGTTAGCAGCGTCACCCTTAAGCATTTCTGCTCTTTGATCAAAGGTCATATCTTCGGTTGCACTACCGTAGCGTATTCCATACTCGGCAAAATCTTTATCGCGCATAGTAAGAAGCTGCGAAATCTGACCTTGTGCCAATTCAATAGAAGCAGCCATTTCATAATTAGTCATGCCTTTCAAAATACTAAGATCTGCTTTACCGACATAACCTTCATAGCCAAATGCTTTTGCCAAGTCCTTTGCACTAATATCATTAATGCCGCGGTTTGTAAGTCCATCTAGCATTCTTGCGAACTCAGGAATCTTATCCTTATTGACAGCCTTGGCATCCAGAACCATAAAGCCAGCAAGGGTACTAACTTTAAGTTCAGACTCTAGCTCTTTAATTTTTGTATTTACCTGTATTTTTAGCTCAGGAAACAAGAGCATCTTGGCGTTATAGTTATCGCCAAAATACATTGAATAAACCAAATGGTGTAGTTTAGTAAAACGACCGTCGGCTACACCAGCATATCGACCTTTAGGTGCATCACCTAAAAGTTTAAAGCCATCTTGATTATTAAACTTTGGATCACCAGGAAGACCTTTTGATAGAGCAAAAGTGTGCTGCTTCCAGTCTTCAGTAAACTGTGTAATATCCGCATGGTGCTCTGATTTAGCAGCAGCTTCTGCTTGATTTTTCAAAACTGCTTGATCATCAGCATCCAGGTACTGATTAATGGCAAAGGCCACATCAGCGTCGCCTATTCCAACTTTTTTATGCTGGCCACTAAGAACAGCATACGCTGCTAAAGGATCTGCTTCAATGTATCCTTTGACTGCTTGAATAGTAAGACCCTGAGCTAGCTCTTTATGTAGACCTATCATTTGCTCAGGCCTGATGTATCCAGAAAACCCTTCTACGGTTTCAGGTGTAGACTTATCATCTTTCTCTTCAATTAAAATACCAAGCCGGTTTAGATTTTCTGCAAGTAGGCTAGGGTCTTTGAAGACATTATTCTTCATTTCGTCGACTGTATTAGTCAACTGTTCAAGCCTAGCTGTTGACCTTAGGCCTGCTTCATATCTAATAGCATTTATTTCATAGGCCGACTGCAAGCGCATTTTACGCTCGTCCCAAAGCTTTTGAGCATATTCATTTGGCGCTTTATATCGCTCGTTACCCTTCGCATCTTTGCTGCCAAGAGTGTCATTAAACAGGCCTACGACTTTATTCGTGTATGTGTCAGGGCTTGAACCGTTTTTAAAGCTTTCATCGTGCAAATAGTCGCTAGGTGTCTGATCAAGTTTAAGGTCTTCAGTACCCCGGGCCATCTCTTTTTCAAGATCGGTTTCAGCACTAATAACCCACAAGCGAGCTTCTTGCTCAGCTTCTTTTCTATTCTTGTCAAATAGCATCTGACCGCCAGAAAATATTTCCTGACCGGTTCTAGCTAAATTTCTGCCAGGCTGACCAAAAGAATAAATCTGGCTTTGGCTCATTGGGGTAAGCCTACGCGTTGGTAGAGCTACTTCCCCACCTTGATCTGAATATTTAGGTACAATAGGCATTATATCATCCCCAACTCTACGCCTTGATGATAGGCATAACCAGTTTTACCAGCTCCGCTAAGTAGAGTACCAGCTGCCCCAAACATTCCGGCTTTATATGCAGCTTTACCTTGCATTTTAGATAATGCTGCCTGTGATCTTTGATTAACTGCTTCTACGTCTCCTCCATACAGGATAGCCATACGATCCATTTCACCCTCCATCATAGTTTGTCTGAGGGTATCTAAAGCTGTACCGGTACTACCTACTACACCCGAAGCGTTATAAGCAACTCGCTGAGCAGCCAGCATTTTACGAGTCCTAGACTTTTGACGTCTAGCCTCATACTCAGCCTGCTCCTGAGCCATCTTAGCATTTTGCTCTTGGATCTGAGCATTGTATTCGTATGCACGCTTCTGTGCTTTACCCGCTTGGTACTGGCCATAAGCGCTAACCGCCGTGCCAACGGCCATTGCAGCAATTGCGACTTCAACTCCCATCAGTACACCTTTGCGTATCTAAAATGATCCCGTCCATCTGGACCAAAACATTTCATAACGCCCTCATTTATATAACCCTGCCATTCTAGCCATCGACGCCAGACGCAGTTTTCTGTTGGTACTGTGGTCTGAACCCTCCGTGGGCTGAATGTCTTAACAAGAAAATTTTCTTGTGCCTTTATTAACTTTATACACTGCAATTTGCGGTTTTGAAACTTTTTATCTGTAAACAAGAAGGTTTCATACATTCCTTCCCAAATAGGTACTGCTCCAAAAATAGCATAGTAGTGCCCATCCTCATACAAAGTAAAGGCTACGGCTTGCTTTTCCCAATCAATCCCATCTCTAAAAACAGGAAATTCTGGCTGCAAGAAATCTAAATGCCAATTTTCAAATGGTACCACAATCATCTTTCCGAAACCACCAATGCATACATAATTGCCAAAATAGTACATGGCAACGGATCATCATGCACAAAATACAAATCAAACAGTCTATACGGTGTATGCTGCAACAGAAGACGTTTGTCACCCGTAAATAGCTGCAATGAACCCATAGGAATAGACGGAGTACGAAATGGTATTTCCTGCAAATTATTTAACTCAGGACCAATCTTAAGAGTATACGTATCAACCACTCGAGCTGTAATACGCTCAATACGCCTTGTTTTACCTTGTGACGGACCTGACTCTGTTTGTACTTCTGGATCTAGAGTACGCATCAAAGCTCGATAGGATAGACCCACATGAACTGTATTAGCCGATCTTTCTAGTGTAATACTTCCTTGTGCTACTACTTTATCTGGGTGGTTTGCACCATCAGCCAATACTTTTACGGTTTCACCTTCAAGATGGGAAAGTCCTGTTATTAATGTAACTGCTACATTAGGGTCTGCATAGGTTAGCCCACTATCTACAAAGAAAGCATCTTTAGGCTCATCACCTTTAGCCTGGTCAAAAGCTTTTTCTAAAAACTCAACGTATTTTTTAGTACTGCCGTTGATAGTTCTTTCCACAACCATATATAGCTGTTCTTCTAATTCATCAGCACTTGGTATAGCAGCAATAGATATAACTTTAGTGTCAGTACCACCAATGATATGGCGATGCCATGCGACAACGTCCTGTGCTCTTTCATAGGTTAAGCACCTTAATTCACCTGAATCTAGTAGCGTCCATATAAGACTATCAGGAGAACGTGTATATGCTAGCTCTTTGGCATTACCAGTGGTTATATGTTCAGCAATAAGAGTAAGGTCAGGAGTACTAAAGCCGTCCACCTCGAGGTTATAAGCAAGCTCTCTGATCTTTGTTCTGGTTCTATCAATGAAAATAGTGGCCCTAGAAGCACCAACAGGGCGCAAATTAGCAGTACCATCTGTAGTCTCACGATTAACGGTAACGTTATTAGGAGTCAACGCTAAGTTTTCAGAACCAGATGACATAATGAATGGTCCGTCAGACGTACCGAGCTGAAGCTGCTTAGCTCCATACATCCAACGGATTGCATTCACCTGATCCGTAGCTAGTGTAAGGTCTAGCCCCGAATCATCAAGGACTTCTGCGTCTCGGTTTGTTGGGGAGAAAGTTTCAAAATTTCCAGACTCAGAAGCCCAAACTGTATTAGGCTGGGCTTGATTATTAGCAAAGAACAAACGCTGCTGATAAAAGGTACATGTAGTAGGCCAGCCAGTATTATCTGACCAAATACCAAGACGCCAGTTATCTGTAGGCGTATTATTAGTACCCATTTCAAAGTCATTAAAGACTTCAATTACAACTTCAGTTGTACTGTTAACAGCAGTAATCTTGCCTGCGCCCCACACACCTGACAAAAGCAGACGAATAGAACGATTAACATCACCCGAATTAAATCCGGCATTGTTGTTAATACCGGTTGTAGATGAAGCAGTTACAGTAGCTGTACCTGTTGTATGTGTACAACTTAAAGTAGTAGACGTTGTATTGATGTCTCCGTATGGACCATCAATATGCTCTAGTAAACTAAATGTCCAAGCATTATGGCCTGTACGACTTAGCTTACGTGTTTGATAATTAGGGTGTGTTAGATATAAAACGTCTGCAGACTGAGTAAACTTAAGGTCGTCTAAATCTGCTTCTGCGTACGGGCTTGCTATTTCGTACGGCAGTGTTCCTATTGTTTGAAGGATCTGACCTTCATTTCGATAAAACCGAACATAGCCGTCTCCAAACTCTAGAACGTAAGCTTGGACTGTACTAAAGATAAAAGGAATAAGACGTACCTTTTTACTGCTGTCTTTTACCTCAGCAATAAAACGAGTACCTGATCTTTTGGTAATGCCCCCATGCGGAAAACAAATAAAGTTTTCACAACGCTGAACAGAGCTCGTGTATTTAGTCAAGTCAACACGACCAAGTAGACGTGGACTGATCTCACCGCCAGTAAAATTTGTTTGAATCGGCGTGACTTTAGCCATTTATTCCTACCTCGGCGGAGTGTTAATATTCGGTCTTACGACTCCTTGACGTGATTCAAGCCAATAATCGGCATCGAGAACATCTTGCTGCTGCTCTTGTGCATCAACAAACTTAGCCTCTCTAAGCTTTAATTCATACATCTGCCACATTTGTTCCATAGCAGAAGTTGACTGTAAAAGCGGTTGCGCTAGATCTGCTGCAACGCGAGAAGCCAAAGTGTCTACTAGCAAGGTGTCATATTGAGTAACGTCTGTAACAAGTGACGTATACTTAATATTCATAACATCTTCGTCAGCTAGTATATGCCTTCGTTCTAATTGAAATACTACTTGGGTAGGATTTTCTACCTCCAGTAGACGTAAAAAGTCCGCAGGTAAAACAAACCGGTTGTTATATCCATAAACAGGAGCTGTCACGTCCTTCGGCAAAGAAGCACGCTTTGTAAGACAATTCCAAGGGTGAGATCTAAATACAGCAGCACGCGTGTCATCAAATAACACACGGGCAATAGAAGCTTGTTTGCTATTATCAGATAACGATGTGATCGATTCGATACCTAGTAAAGCAAGACTTCTGTTTATGATCTCAATATCTGACGCTGCCATTAGCGGTTAGGGGGGAACCGAAGCTCCCCCCATCTCCTTAGTCGATAACGTACAATACGTAACCAGACAACGTTGCCTGATCCGGAATAGTACCATCGTTGATCTGAGCAGCAAAAACAAAACCGTCTTTGGTTGTGATCTGGCTGTTGATCTGAATGGTATTAGTACCGGCAGTAGCAACTGCGGTATCCGCGCTGAATGCATCAGGATCTGCTGCAATAGCAGTACCATTTGCATCTGCTGCACCGAGATGACCCAGGTCCATAGTACGAGCACTACCAAGAGCAGAGTTAGTCACAGTTGCAGCAAGGATGCGTACAGCACCTGCTTCAATCTGCGCTAGCAATGCCTGATCACCGGCAGTACCTGCACCTGACTGAGTGAAGTCAAATGCTTTAACACGAACCCTACCACGATCTTCGTGAGTAGCATTCATGACGCGCGGAGTTGCCTGAGTATTAGCATACTGAGTTGAGTTTTGTGTAGCCATTATTCAGTCCTCCTTAGCTTTCGTCGCACTTGATTTCAAGGACCTTCTCTTCTTCCATACGGACTGCGCCGAAGGAAGCTGAGCAGTATACCTGAGTCGAGTTACGCTTATCTCTTCGAGGACCAATGTCTACATTAACATCCTGGCCAACTGCCATGAGCAGACCAGATTTACAGTAGGCAAGTACTCGACGATAGCCACTCGAATCGGCATTGACGAGCTCGGTGCGTACGAACTCAAAGCCCATGAAGGTGTTAACGTCGCCCTGAACAAGAGCCTTAACTGAGTTGTAGTCAGCACTTGTTACTTCAGTTGTACGCAAGAGATCAGTGATCTGCTTAGCTGTACAAACAATGTAACGAGGATCTGACGGATCGTTCTCAGCGGCATCCAGAGTTTCTTTAGCGGCTCGTAGTTTACCAATGGTCAAACCAGAGTTAGTAGCTGAACCACTCTCTACATAGTTAACAGCAATCTGCTGTCCTGCAGGGAATGTTACGCTGCTGCTTCCAGTCTTACCTGTGTAAACAGTACCGAACGCTGCTTCAAGAATGATCTCGTCCATCTTACGACCCAGTGCAAAAGAAGCATTCTGAGAGTAAGGTGAAGTCGGATCAATAAGCATACGGATGCGGTCCTGACGGTCGATTAGCTCCGCCCAATCAAAGTCACGCAATGAGACTCGACGTCTGTCATGCGGTACGTTGATAAGTGGAGTGTCTTGATGTCGTCCAGTCACTTCCTGAGCAGAGGTTGCCCCAATCCGATCGTAAAAGTCGAACTCAGCGTTCTGAGTTTCAACTCGCACATACGGGCGTAGGCGCGAACCTTTCTGCTGTAGGAGATGCTCGACGTTTGCCTTGTACTGCTGTACAAAGGCGGTCGTGATTTGATAGGACATAGCCTATACCTCCTTTTCAACAATTAACATTTATTCGCTTTGGCTGCCCTTCCGGACCTCTGCTACCCTTTATAGTCTGGGTTGTGACTCGGACGGTTTCCCGCTACCCAATCTCGATTATAACGCAAAAAATGCGCTACGTAAACTATCCTCCGAGCAAAGTACCCGTAGTTTTACCCGCCGCACGGCGAACAATACCCTGAGCACCTGCACTCGAATAACCCGCAATTTCAGCATTCCTGATAGCTGCTTCTGGATCTGAGTATACCCCTTTACCACGAGCATTTTGCTGCATAGAAGCCATAACAGGATCTGTTTTGCCTTGTTTCTTAATAAGAGCATCGGCTGCTTTAAGATATTTAGATGGAACAGACATACGCTCAGCAAGCTGTTTCTGGTATTCCAGATACT